GGAACACCTGTTATTGACATCTTTACACAGGTAGATCCAACAGCAGTCACTGCAACCACCACTTTAGGAACAGCCACTGTAGAGGCAGATGCTCTTGTTCAGCCTACTGGATTAGCGTCAAGTTTCTCTGCGGGTACAGCAACAGCCACAGGTGGAACAGGTGTCACCGTCAGCGTTTCTACTGTCGCTTTATCTTTTGCAACAGGAACAGAAACGGTTGAGGCAGGTGCATTAGTCAATGTAACAGGACTTGACTTATCAATAGTAACAGGTAATCCTTTCTCTACACCTTGGGCAAATGTCGTCACGGGTGCAAGTAATACATGGACAGAAGTAAACGCAGCTTAGAAGAATTTACAGTATCAGAAGATTTAATTAATAAATTTATTGAGACTTTGGATATTTTTAAAAAAGCAGGAATAAAAGCTTCCGACACGACATCAACTATAAATGGATTTCAAACTAAAAATATTTTAAATTATGAAGTCACAAAAGAATTATCTAATGAAATTCTAAAAATAATTAATAAGGATCTTTATCTTTTTCATATTCATTTAATTGAATATTTTACCAATGGTGAACAGCTTGCTCATAATCACGAAAGAACGGAAGATTATTCATTTATATTGTATTTAAACGATGCTGATGGAAATACCGTGTTTGAAAACATTGGCGAAGTAAAACCTAAAAAGGGAAAATTAATATTTTTTAATAGTGATTTAATGCATTATGGAAAACCAAGTATAAAAGGAAAAAAAATAGCTGTTGGAGCTTTAAGAATAAAAGAGTGAAAAGAAATATCATTGTAGGTCTTCATACCTTTTTCCACGACGGAAGTATTTTCACAATAGATACAGATACAAAAGAAACAAGATATCTAAAGTTTGAAAGAATTACAGGTGTAAAAGGTCAGTTTCATAATGACCTTACAAGTTGGGTAAAATATTTAAATCATCTAGGATATGTGCCTGAGCAAGTTGACACTGTGTGGTTAGCTAATGGGTCTAATATGTTGATTCATGGTGGAGTTCAGAATATGTATCCTGCTCAATATAAATTAGTAGATCATCATGTATGTCATCAATACAGTGGTAATGAGATTAATTCTTTAGTTATTGATAATGTAGGAAGTCAATACGACTGTTTTACTATTTTTAAAAGAAGACAACAAAAATTAAAATTAGATATTCATAATCATCCCTCGTTAGGTCGATCTTTAGAAGTGATGTGGATTTACTGGTTTATTGGTGGTAAGCCGGCCGACAATAAAGAAGAACAGTTTGCAGGACATACAATGGCACTTCATGGTTTTGGTGAAGATTACTCACATTTAATAAGACCACAAATAATAAATAGAACCTTTGAAGAGTTTCAGGTTTTTGCAAAAAATTTTAAAGGAATTCCTCAAGAACAAGTGTGTAATAATTATATTACCTCTCTTCATTACTATTGGTATAAAAAAATAAAAAGACATTTGAAAAATTATTTTACAAAGAAAGACCGTATTTCATTTACAGGTGGTGTTGGACATAACATTGTTGTGAATACTTTGCTTAAAGAAGACTACCCTCATTTTGAGCCAGTGCCTCACTGTGGTGATGAAGGCACATCGATAGGGGCCTTAATTTGGGGTATAAGAACAGGATGGCAAGTAAGAAATGCTAAATTAGATTTTAAGACAATGCATCAGTGGGATGAAAACTTTGGCTATGCATCAAAAGAAACAATTCAAAAAGTAGCTCAGTTTTTAAAAGAAGGAAAGCTAGTTATGTGGGGACAAGGATGGGGAGAGATTGGTCCAAGAGCTTTAGGTTTTAGATCAATCCTTATGGACCCTTGTGTAGAAAATGCAAAACAAGTTATTAATGATAGAATAAAAAAAAGAATATGGTTTAGGCCATATGGAGCTTCTGTTCCAACAGAAAGTTATAAAAAATACTTTGAATTAGGTTTTGAAAGTCCTTGGATGTTGTATCAAGCTAAAGTCAAAGACCCTGTAAAGTTTAAAAATATCACACATGTTGATGGTACTTGTAGAATTCAAACGGTTGGTATGGATCATAACCCTCCTTACTTAAAACTTTTACGTGAGTTTGGTAAATTATCAGGATACCCTGTGCTTATAAATACTTCAATGAATTTGCCCGGAAAACCTATTGTAGGCACAAAAAAACAGGCTAAAATAATGTTTGACAATTCTCAAGCTGACGTATTAGTTATGGGAGATGAGATATACACAAAATAGTTGTCTTATTAATGAAAAAAGATATATTTTAAAGAGGTTTAAACATGGCAAGTACATATTCAGATAGACTCAAACTAGAACTCATGGCAACTGGCGCTAACGCCAATACATGGGGAACTAACACCAACAACAATCTTAATGTTTTAGACGCCTTTGCTGGTGGATATTTATCTAAATCTGTAGCGGGCTCTGCTGACGTTACTCTTACTACTGCTAATGCAGATCCAGCAGCAGAATCATCAAATAAAGTTGTAGAGTTTACAGGAGCTCTTACAGGAGACATAAAAGTTTTTGTACCTGCCGTAGAAAATAATTACATATTTTTTAATAATACATCAGGTTCTCAAACACTTTCAATAGCACCAACTGGTCACTCAGGCAACGCTGTTGCAATCACTCAAGGTGCACATACAATTATGTATGTTACCAATGACAATAGAGTTGTTGACCTTTTCGCTGGTTCATTAGGAACCGTTGGCGTAAAAGGTGTTGCTACTTTTAATGACAATGTTCAAGTTGCTGATGGTAAATCAGTTACAACACAAAATATTACACTAAACTCAAATGGAGTTGTGGCAGCTACTTCTTACACAGGTAGTGGTGCACAATTAACAGATGTTGATCCTTTTCCTGCTGGAACATCAATGGTGTTTAATCAGTCAGCTGCGCCTACAGGTTGGACAAAGCAAACAGGAACAGCTTTAGCAAACACTGCAATGTCAATTGTGACAGGAACTGGTGGTGGCACAGGTGGATCAGATTCTTTCTACTCCACTTTTGCGTCTAGCAGAAACACAGACCTAACAGCAGCAACTGTTTCAGTATCAGGAACTGTTGGGGGACACAGTCTTTCAACACCAGAGATTGCTTCACACAATCACCCAAGACCAGGTCTACCAACAGGTAACTTTGGTAATGCTACTTCACCAAATAACTCTCAGCCAAGTAGCGCCCACCCTTCATTAGGTGTTCAAGAAAGAGCAGCAAACCCTAACGAACGTATTCAAGCAAACCCACAATCACCATTCGTCTTAGGTAATGCAGGTGGTGGTGGATCTCACTCACACCCATTTAGTGTTTCAAGTTCATCTTTAGGTGGAACAATTTCAATGCCTGCGATGAATGTTAAATACGCAAACGTAATTATTGCTAACAAAGATTAATGCCCATATTTGATCCTGATGGGAAATGCCCACTTCTTAACAAGAAGTGCATAAAAACTCAATGTATTTGGTACAATATGCTTCAAGGGTCTCATCCTCAAACAGGGTTACCTGTTCAAGAATGGGGATGCTCTATCGCATGGATGCCTTTATTAATGGTCGAAAATGCTAAACATATTCAAGGCACGCAAGCAGCTACTGAATCCTTTAGAAATGAAATGGTAAAATCGAACAAGGCCATGGAGGGTATATTTAAAAGTAGTGATTCAGCTAAAAATTTAATGTTAAATGCCACTACTATATTTGAATTAATAGGTAATCATCAAAAAGCAGTTAGAGAAAACATACCAGAATTAGAAGAGGAAAATATTAGACAACTAAGCAATAATAAGATAAAAGTTAAGAAAGGTAAAAAGGTAAGCAAAAATGGCAACAACAGTAAATAACACAACAATCAATACTAGGTTGACAATACTTTTTGATGCAGGAACAAACCCTGATTCTGTTAATGATGGTCCGAGAATAGGCACAGGTAACACAGAGTCAGATGTTTATATAGATAATGAAGTTTATCTTAACATTAGATCTCATACAGAAGTTCCCTCAGAAATACATGCACTTCAATGGAGCGCTTCCACAAACACAGGTGAGTTAGAGTACACTGACAATAGAGAAAATGAAGCAGTTTCTTCTCTACCAAATTGGGCATCTAATGTTGTTATTAGATGTGAAGCACAAGATAAATGGGAGGAAGCAAGACAAGCCAACATAGCACAACAATTTGCAGATAATTCCTCTAATGCAGATTTTGTTCCCGATGAAGGTGTAGCAAATACAGCAGCAAATACAGCAAGAACTACCTACCTTTCTGATAACGGCATAACTTTTTAGTGAAGCAGCATATCTTAGAATTAAAAAAATTCATACCTAATGAATTTTGTAAAAAAATAATTTCATATTTTGACAAAGAACTTAAAGTTGCATCTATTGTTGGAGATGTAGCTAATAGAGACATTAGAAACTGTGAATTAAAAGATATCATGTCGCCAAAAACTTTTGGTGAAACCATCATGAGTAAATATATTCAATCAAAAATATTTGAAGCAGCGGAATTTTATAGAGAAAATGTTCATAAACATTTTGATCCAACACAAATAAGTCAGTGCGATTTGTTGAAATATGAAGCTAATAAATACAAAGTAGGATATGACTTTCATGTCGATATGGGTTATGGAGCATTACCAAGACAGTTATCTATTTCTATATGTTTAAATAATGACTTTAAAGGTGGAGAGTTTGTTTTTGATTTACCTGATGAAAAGATTCAATATCCTCAAAATGTTGGAGATTTAATAGCTTTTCCTTCTAATTTTCTTTTTCCTCATCAAGTAAATAAAGTAACAGAAGGAACCAGATACGCAGTAGTTTCCTGGGTTGTATAATGCAAGAACCTCTTTTTATAAAGCAATTTCTACCTGAAGAAATACTTAATGTAGCGTATAGCTATTGTATAATTAAATATTCAGCTACAAAAAAATTTAATGTCGATAATCAGTCCTCTAGTTTAATAGGAGAATATGCAGATCCTTTAATGGAAACATTGTTAGACATGAGTACATCAGTAATTGAAGAAAATGTAGGAAGAAAGCTTTTTCCGACATACTCTTATCTTAGAATATATGACTTAAACTCTGATTTAAAAATACACACAGATAGACCCTCTTGTGAATATACAGTAGCGCTATGCTTAGGATCTCTTCCAAAAGAGGTTCCTTACGAGATTTTTATAGGTGAAGAAGATCCTTCTTCAGATTATAAGTATTATGATTCAAAAACACTTGAATTTAATAGATATAGAATAGATCATAAAATAGACATGTTTCCAAACAACGCTGTTGTTTTTCAAGGTCAAAACAAAATTCACTGGAGAGAATATTGTAAACATGATCACTTCATTACGGTGTTTCTACATTATGTTGATCAAGAAGGTAAATTTGCAGAACACAAGTTTGATAAAAGATCAAACTTAGGAGAAGAATCCTCCTCAAAAAAATAATGACTCCAATCACTTTTGACAAGTTTTTACCAGATCAGGTCGTATCTCTGCTTTACAATTATATGATTATTAAAGGTTCATCTCACAAAGACTGGACTAATGATCCAGGAACATCTAAGTCTTTGATAGGCTATTATGGTGATGCTTTGATGGAAACAATTTTAGATATGTCTACTCCTGTAGTTGAAAAAGCTTTAAATAAAAAACTGTGGCCTTCTTACTCTTACGTAAGGATTTATGATAAAGAATCAGATTTACCCGCACACATAGATCGTAAAGGCAGTGAATATGTTTTATGTTTAGGTTTGGGCAGTGATCCAATTGATAAAGCCTACCCAATTTATATTGGCAGTAAGGATGAAGAACAAGACTATATTTATCAAGACGTACACAATGAAGATTGTGCTTTCAAAATTGAAAACAAATTTAATATGTTACAAAACAACGCCATCTTATTTTCAGGACAAAACAAGTTTCATTGGCGAACAAAATGTAAACATGATCATTTTATTTCTTTGTTTATGTTTTATGTCGATCAAAATGGAAATCATACAGATCAAAAATTTGATGGAAGGTCTAATATAGGAGAGCCTTCTGTAAAGTAATGTCACAAAAAATTATATTTAAATCTTATTTTAAAAACTACATACCCGAGCCTACTCCTTCACTTATTCATTTACCAGAACACTATAAAAAACTAAAAA